TATTTATTTTTATATAACTGATATTATCTAAGTAATTTAACTTTCTCATAATATCCCCCTTTTTTTATTGATGAACAAATGTTCTTATTTGTTGTATATTGTATAATATTATGAAATATATTTCAAGTAAAAAGAAATTTCTTAGTTAAAATTATACAAGTTTACATATTACTTTGGAATGTCTGAATACAGAATCGTTTTACAAAAAACGACAATATTTTTAATGAAGTAGAAAATAAAAAAAGAACCAAATGGTTTATTAACATTTAGTTCTTATTTTTCAGTATTTTTATTTCGCATATCGTCTATTAAAGCGTCAACGTTAAAGTGATACTTTTTTAATGTTTCAATCATTTCTTCAACTTCTTTAGGTGTTAGGTGATAAGGATAGTCTTCCATTCCAATTTCAATGTGTCCAAGCTCCTTATCAGTATATTCAATAATCTGAAGTGTTGGAGAATCTGTTCTACCAAGTAAATAATCAACTGATACATTAAAGTAATCACCTATTCTTTTTAACATATCACTATCTGGATTTCTTTTTCCAGTTTCATACATAGCTATTGTACTAGATGAAACACCTAAGTTTTTAGCTAATTCCTTTTGACTTATATTTTCTTTTTCTCTTAACGCTTTTATTCTTGTATCAATCATTACCTTTCACCTCTTAATTAAATAATATCACAAAAAGTGAATTCTTTTTCAAAAAATCACAAAAAGTGCTTGACTTCACAAAGTGTGAGTGATAATATAAAATCACGGTATGTGAGAAGAATATCTTTTGAAATATAAACTTCACTAAATGTGATGGTGATATTCTCAAGAGTTTTTAAATTTAATTAGAGAGGAGGGAATAAAGTTGGCAAGCATAATCAAAGGTTTAAGAATTTTAAGAGGATATACTCAAGAATATGTTGCTAATGCAATAGGGATGACATCTAGGACTTATTGTAAAAAGGAATCAAATCCAGATTTATTTACTATAGGTGAACTTCGTAGATTATCATTTCTTTTAGAAGTCTCAGAAGAGACATTTTTCAAAAGTGAATTAATAGTTAATGTAAGTTAAGAGAGGTATCTAGTATGGAAACCATAGGTTCAATTTTAAAACAATGCAGACTTAACAAAGGTTGGAATGGGAAAGAGTTGAGCTTAAAGAGTGGAGTAGCTAGAGGATATATAACTGAAATGGAAAATGGAAAGTATACAAATCCATCAATTGAAGTTGTATGTAAACTTTGTATGGCATTAGAAATTACTCCTAATGATTTAATACCTACTTATATGTATAAGAGGAATTAATAATATTGGAGAATACTTAGGTACATCAAATTTAAAAAGTGAATAGTATATATAAATAAAAATTATAGAGGTAAAAATATGGGGATAGGAACAGAAGTATTTACAATGCCAGGAAGTAAGTTTAAGGCAATTTGTTTAAATCCAGTTGAAGATCCAGAAAAGATAAAAGAAATTTCGCAAAGATACTATGAGGGTTTAGTTAATGCTTTAGAAATTACTTTTGGGGAAAACTGGGCAACGGAAGTTTTTAAACAAAGGGGATGGACACAAGAAGATTTTATAAAGGTAGGGGATAAGTATGAGTTGAGGGAGAAAAATGATAAAGATTGTTCTAATGAATAGCATTTTAACTAAATAGGAGGACAAAGGGATGAAGATTAAAAATGAAACTGCTCAAGAAGTACCAGTTCAAGAGCAGCTAGAAAGAATAGAAAAAAAGATTAAATCTATTCAATGGTTTAATACATTAGTGATAATAAATTTATTAATAATTTCATATACAATTACTCGACATTTAAATTACTAGAGTTAAGTAAAGCTTCTAAATACGAACTGATTTTTTCAAGTGTTTCTTGTTGATTAATTTCATATTCAGTAGGTATATTACTTTTAGATTTGAAGGAATTGGAGGAACTAATAAGATTATATAGTGAAATTAATACGGTAATAATTGTTCCTATAGTGCATACCCATGTATGAATATCTATGTCCTTATTAGGATTTGTAGATAAATCTGAAATTACTTCACTTATTTCAGAGTGAGATTCTAATATATTAGCTACATTATTGTCAGTAGGTAAATTCAGTTTATCAATACTTGCAGATATTAAATTTAAAGAATTTATCATTAAATCTTTGTTAATTGAAGCTAAGTATTCAGCAGTATTTAAAGAAAATTTATTTAAACTTTTAGATATACTGTGGCTCAATGATAAATTAATAGATTTAATAAGTTGTTGATTCATAGAAGTTAGATCTTCACAAGATGACTTAATATAAGAAGTAGTTATTTTGTTAAGTGCTTCCAAAGATTCTTGTACAGGTTCTAACAATAGACTGTAATCTATTTTAGGAACAGCTGTTTTTGATAAATTTGCAAGCTGTTCAGCAAGTTGAATTTTATACAAATTAGAATAATTATTTGAATTCATTAAATATCACCACCTTTCAAATAGATAATATCACAAATTGCAATAGATGGACAAATAGGAGGGAAAGTGATGGAAGGATTAAGAGTTAAGGAACTGGTACTTAAGATAATGAATGCAGCTATTGAAAAAACAGTTTGTACTTCTAATGATGTATTTGTTAATTTTGAAGGTCATGTAATGACATTAGATGTAAGGGTTTATTCAGGTGATAAAAGAATCTTTGATAAATATTTATATTTATCACCACCATTTGAAGGGTATAAGCCAGAAGTGCCGGTATTAGAAGAACTAAATTGTATTTTAGATTATATAAATGCACTTTAAACATATGACAAGTAAGGCTGAAAAGCCTTTTTAAAAGGTCGAATGTGCGAAAAACGCTGTAGAAAAAAATATAATGGAGGAAAATAAAGTGGAAAATATTAAACATATACATAAAGATATTGTAGTAATAAAAAAAGATGGAGAATTAGTAGTAACAAGTAGACAAATTGCCGAAGATTTTGGAAAAAGACATAGTCATATTTGTGATACTATTAGAAATTTAACTGCCGAAAATTCGGAGGTTAAAAAAATGATGATAGAAAGCAAATTTGAACATAGAGGGAATGAATATACAGAGTATTTATTAACTAGAGATGGTTTTAGTTTACTGGTTATGGGATTTACAGGTTCAAGGGCATTAGAATGGAAGCTTAAGTATATAGAAGCATTTAATAAAATGGAACAAGCTATTAAAAATCCTTATGGACATTTAAGTAAAGAGGTACAAGCTATATTTGCATTAGATCATAAGCAACAACAATTAGCAATTGAAGTTAAAGAACTTAAAGATGGTATGCCATTATTTAATGTTGAGTGTAAGGAAATTCAAGCTGCAGTTAAAAGAAAAGGTGTAGAAATATTAGGTGGTAAAAGTTCACCAGCATATAAGAATAATTCAGTTAGATGCAAAGTATATTCAGATATTCAGCAACAATTAAGAAGAGAGTTTGGAGTAAGCAGATATGAAGCTATAAAGAGATATCAACTTCCAACAGCACATGAAATAGTTACTAAGTATAAAGCTCCAATTTGTTTAGTTAATGAGATTGAATTATTAAATCAACAATTGAAGTATGTACTTTAGGGGATAGAGATATGAATGAATTAAGAGAAAAACTTCATCAAGCAATTGATGAATACGGAATAAGTGATGAAAGAACTATTGCTATTAGTCAAGAATTAGATAAATTGATTTATAAAAAACAAAGGACATACCAAAGAAACGGTACATCCAAATAAAGCAAGTTAATTATAACAGAAAGGATTAAAAAAGCAAATGGCAGAAGTAAAATGGATAAAAATAGTTACTGATATATTTGATGATGAAAAAATGTTATTAATAGAGAGTTTGCCAAGTGCAGATAGTATTATAGTAATTTGGTTTAAGATTCTTTGTTTAGCTGGGAAAAATAATAATAGTGGGGTTTTTCTATTGAATGATAGAATACCATACACAGATGAAATGCTAGCAACTATCTTTAGAAGAGATGTAAACACAGTGAGATTAGCATTAAAAACTTTCGAGATGTATGGAATGATAGAAACAGTTAATAGCACAATAACTATTCCTAATTGGAGTAAACATCAGACTTTAGACCAGCTAGAAGAAAGAAAAGAGTACATGAAAGATTATATGAAAAAGTATAGAGAAAAGCAAAAAATGTTAAGTGTAGGAAAAGACAATAGTAAAGTTAACAGTAAAGTTAACAGTAAAGCTAATGTTAACTCCCTAGAAGAAGAAAAAGAAGAAGATATAGATATAGAAGAAGATATAGATAATATATCTAAAGATATATTAAGTAGTAATAAATTACTACCAGTAATTGAAGCTTGGAATAAATTAAATTTATCTAAGCTAGTAGCAATTAAAGCTAATACTAATAGATATAAAATGTTAAAAGCTAGAATTAATGAATTTGGAATAGAAAAAGTAATTGAAGCAATAGAAAGTATAAATAATTCAGATTTTCTAAAGGGTCAAAATGATAGAGCATGGATTATTACATTTGATTGGTTTATAAAACCTAATAATTTCACTAAGGTATTAGAGGGAAATTATTTAAATAAGGGAGGAGCTATAAATGGACAATATAGTAACGGGAAATCAAATAATAGATGGGGTACTGGAAAGAGTGAGAAAAGCTTCAATGTCAAAACAGAAAGCGAGTATGGGGAGCTTAGTGACGAAGACAGAAAAAGAGCAGAAGAACTTATATAACTGTGATAAGTGTAAGGACACTACATGGATACTTGATAGTAATGGGAAAGTAGTAGAAAGATGCAAGTGTTATGAAATTATAAAAGTTAGAGAGCAATGGGAAGCTTCAGGTCTTAAAACAGATGATTTGGACAAGACATTTAAAACTTATGAACCTTGGAATGATTTAACTAAGAGAATGAAAGGTGTAACAACTAACTATTATTTAAGATTTAAGGAAATAGAGAAGACTAAGCATAATTCAATATTATTTTGTGGACAACCAGGAGTAGGGAAAACTCACTTAAGCATAGCTTTAGCTAATAATTTTATTAAAAAGGATAATAAAAAGGTTGTGTACATGCCTTATAGAGATGTTATTACTAAGTTAAAGCAAAATATTTTAGATAAAGAGTATTATAAGAATTTAGTAGGAAAGTATCAAATGGCAGAAATACTTTTAATAGATGATTTATTTAAAGGGAAAGTAAATGAAACTGATATTAACATAATGTTTGAAATAATCAACCATAGATATATTAATAAATTGCCAATCATATGCAGCACAGAATATTTAGTTGAGGAAATGTTAAGCTTTGATGAAGCAATTGGAAGTAGAATTTATGAAATGTCAAAAGACTTTATGTTTGAAATTAAAGGACAAGAAAATAACTATAGGCTAAAAGGATGATATGATGTTTGAAAAAATAAAGAAAAATTTATTTAAATTCTTTAATAGTAGCTGGAATAGAGAAAAGAAATCTGAAATAGAATTAGAGGTAATATCACAAAAAGATAAAGTAGGAATTAAAGAAGTAAAGAGAGTGGATCCTAGAGATAGAGAAAGAAAAAAATTTCAGATGATAGCTAAAAGAACAAAAAGTTGGAGGATAAGAGAAAAAAATATAAAAAGGTTAGTGGAGTATTATGATTGATTTAGATATGAAAGTAATAGAGAAAGCAGTTAAATATTATTTTGCTGGTTATAGTGCTAAAGAAGCTATAAGAAAGGCAATAAATGAAAATGGAGGAGAGCTAAATGAATAAAGTAGTACTTATTGGGAGAACAACAAAAAGTCCAGAATTAAGATATGCTCCTGGAACTGGTACAGCAGTATGTAGATTTACATTAGCAGTACAAAGAGCATTTAAAAAAGATGAAGCAGATTTTATAAACTGTGTGGCATTTGGGAAAACTGGAGAAACAATAGCTCAATATGTTTTAAAAGGTAGACAAGTAGCTGTTACTGGGAGTATAAGAACAGGAAGTTATGAAAGTAATTCAGGAGAGAAAAGATATACTACGGATGTTGTGTTAGATGGATTTGAATTTATAAGTAATAGCAACAGCAGTAATTCAGATAATGCAGGAAGATGGAACCAACCAACAGATAATTCGGATATGGGGTTTGGAGATATGACTCCAATAGATGATGGTGACACGCCATTTTAAAAATTAAATATCAGTAGTTGCATAATTTGCAACTACTGAGCTAAAGGGGATATAAGAATGAGCAATAGATGGAGAGAAGAAGAAATTCAGTATTTAGAAGATAATTGGGGAGTTTATAGTATACCTACTATAGCTAAAAAATTAAATAGGCCAATTGGTGGAGTAAAAGTTAAAGCATATAGAATGGGATTAGATCAACATTTATATTCAGGAGGAAAAGTAACATTAAATTTAGTTATTCAAAATTTGGGGTATAAGTCATACACTTGGATGGCAAATCAGTTTTTTAAATATGGCTGTCCAATTCAAAACAAAAAAGTAAATAATAAAAGCTTTAAGGTTATCGAGATAAATGAGTTTTGGAAGTGGGCTAAAGAAAATCAAGATATTTTAAACTTTAGATATTTTGAAGAAAATAGTTTAGGATTAGAACCAAAATGGGTTAAGGAGAAAAGGAAGCAGGACAAACTAAATCTTAAAAAGCTTAATAAAAACAAATTATGGACAAGGGAAGAAGAAACTTTATTAATTGCTAAGTTAAAAAGTTATAGATATACGTGCAAAGAATTAGCTGAAGAGTTTAATAGAACTGAAAATTCGATTTTAAGAAAAATATCCAAAATGGAAATTCCATATAGGCCAGTGCCTAAAAATGAGAAAAAAATAAATGAAATAACATGGACTAATAAAGAAAATGAAAATTTTATAAGGCTATATAAAAGTGGATATTCAATAAAAGAAATTTCAGATATTTTAAGAAAGAGTGAAGGGATAATAGAAGAAAGAGTTAATTTATTAAATTCTCAATTTAAAAGTGACTCAAGAAATAGGCCTTGGAGTATAGTGGAAGAAAAATATTTATTTAAATACAAGGATTCAAAAACTTACAATGAATTAGCTTTAGAGTTGAATAGAAGTAAAGATGCTATTCAAAAAAAAGTTTCTAGATTAAATCTCAATTTAATATATGCAATTAGTAGTTAATGAATAATTGAATATAAATAGAACAGTAAATGCTATAAAAAGAAAAAAAGAAAGATTAAATATTAAAGAAAGGAACTTTGGATTAATTGCTTAAATTTTAGCAGAGATTACAAATAAGATGAAGTTAAGTGAGTGATCATAGGGAAGATGTCAATATCTTCTCTAACAAAGTAAAGTGAGAAATGATGAAAAGATTATATAAAAAAGAGAGTTTTACTTGTAATAACTTAAAAAGCTTAATGGAAGCTAAGAAAATTAAAAGTGAAGATATAGTAAAAATAATAGATGAAAAGTCAAGTGAGAAAGTTAAAAGAATATGTCCTTTAACAATAAATAGAATGAATGAAATAATACAAGGAAGTTGTCCAACTGTTTTAGAGTGTATTCTTATAGGACAAGCATTAGAAAAGGGAATAGGATATTTTTATTTTAATGGTTATCAGATTTAGCAAGTAACAATTTGGAGGAAGAGTAATGAAGTTAAAAGAGTTATTAGAATATATCAGTACTTACAACAAGATTAAAATAAGAAACTTGGATCATGGAGAAGAGTTTTTTCCACCATATGCAGAGTTAAATAGATATGGTGAGTATTATGTTACAGAAATTAATGCAGAAAATAGCTTTATTATCACTATATCAATTAAAAGTGAACAGTAAAAGTTGAAAAGAAAATAATTATGTAGTGAACAATTTGAAGTCATTGCGAACTAAGTAAGAAAATTTGAACTTTGAAAATTGAATAGTACGGTATTTACAAAATATGCTATAATCAAATCATAATTGTATAATAATATGATGCAATTGATTATGTGGGGAGGAAGGTTTATGGTATGTCCAAAATGTAATAGTGAAAGAATTGAAGGGGGTAAGTTAACTAATCCTTATGGAATTATATTTGTAGCTGATTCTTCTGCTTTCATGAATTCAAAAAAGTCGTCAATATCAGCCAAAGTATGTTTAGATTGTGGTAATATTTTTGATTTTAAAGTTGATGAGTTAAAAAATCTAAATAAATAGGAGTTAATATATTTGTATAATAAAATTTCTTAGATAGACTATTTTGTATTATAGGGTAATATGATTATCTTTAATTTAAGAATAATCTTAAAATATTCTGAATGCATAATTAATGGAAATACCGTACTATTCAAAATGAATGTGCGGTATTTTTTAGTGCGCAATTCAAAACTATTGAGAAGGAAGTAAAAAACATGGGGTGATGAAATGAATATAAGTATAAAAAAGAAAATAGAAAATGATTTAAGAGAATACCCATTTCTATTAATTGCAGTAGATGCTGGAGGACTTGGTTATCCTACTAATCATGAAATTATTAAAGATGTTAAGCATCCTAGTACAATAAAAGGAAGCTTTGTTGAAAGCTGTGTAATTGATGAAGAATATAATAAAAAGAAAGTTGATAAAATTACAAGAGCTTTAGAGTTATTAGATATAACAGAGAAAGAAATTGTTGAGGAATGTTATTTTAGAAATACCTATACTAATCAACAAATAATATCTAATATGTGCATTAGTAAAGCAAAATTCTATAAGGTTAAGAATGATTCATTAAGAAAAATTGCAATTTCTTTAGGATATTTGTAAAAAAAGAAAAAATAAAGACAAAATAAAAACAAAATAAAGACAAAAAAGTGGAAAGTAAAAAGAACTTATACTACAATAAATGTAAGATGTTATAAATATAAAATTAAATAAAATCCCCTTTAAACAAAGGCACTTAAGTGAAATTCTTAGGTGCTTTTATTTTTTGAGGAGAAGAAGGTGAGAGTGTGAAAATAAAAGTAATAGATATAATTAAAGAAACTCAACCAGATACTTATAGTAGGTTAAAGTCTAATAAAAAAAGACACTCTAAAAAAGAACTTACTAAAAGAGATTATGAGGAGTTAATGAAAAATAGTTCATACAAAAGAGTTACTGGTGGATCTATTAGACAAATAAGGTAGGTGAAAATATGTGAATACAGTTGAACCTATAAGAGAATATGATTTGATATTAGATATAGCTGATTACTTAAAAGATAAGAGAGAGCGTGATTATGTTCTATTTATGACAGGAATATATCTAGGTAGAAGAATATCAGACATATTACCATTTAGAGTAAGAGATATTAAAGATAGAGAGCATATATACATTGCAGAAGAAAAGACAGGAAAAGAAATAAAGATTGCAATTAACCAGGAGTTACAAGCAATATATAAAGATTATTGTAAAGATAAAAAAGCCTGGGAATATTTATTTAGAGGTACTGGAAGAAAGAAACCAATATCAAGACAGAGAGTATGGCAGATACTAAATGAAGCTGCAGACGAGTTTGAATATAAAGATAGAATTGGATGTCATTCATTAAGAAAGACATTTGGTTATTGGTTATATCAAAATACTCATGATGTAGTAGCTATACAAGAATTATTAAACCATGATGATCCTTCAATAACTAAAAGATATATAGGGATTAATCAGGACACAAAAGATAGTATGGTTAATGGGTTATCGTTCAAGAAGAAACGATAGCTTTTTTAATTTTTTTAGTTAATTATTTTACATAAAAGGTATGGCGTTAAATTGTAGGTAGAAAAATTAAGTGCTTATATTAGTAGAGAAATTGAAAAGAAAATTTAACAGAATATAGGTATATGTAAAATGTCAGACAATTAAGGAGTAAATATGGATGTAAATAGAATACTAGAGATACTATTGAGTGGTAAGTTAGATTTGTTCTATAAGTCTAAAGAGTGGATGTCTACTAGGTTAGATGCACTTAAGAGAGATAAGAATGAGTGTCAACATTGCAAGGCTGCAGGAAGAATGAGAAAGGCTGATTGTGTTCATCACATTAAACATCTTAAGGATAGACCAGACTTAGCGTTAGTATTATCCAATCTTGTAAGCTTATGTAATTCTTGTCATAATGTACAACATCCAGAAAAGCAACTAAAGACAAGAAAAAAGAAGGTAATAAATATAGAGGAACGTTGGTAGTGGGCGACTTTAGATACCCCCCCACTTAGAAAAACGACCTCAAAACCGACCGCCATTCGTCGGGGTTTTACCTGGCAGTGGAGATTTTTTTCGAAAAAAAGTGTTTGAGGGGGTAGCAACCTTTGGAGGTTGCAAGTTGCATAGAGTAATTAGGGGGTGAGATTTTGGGCGAATTGGACAAAAGGCAAACCTACGAAAAAGCTTATGATGACTATATTGCAGGCATGAAGTATAAAGATATAGCATCAAAGTATGATGTATCTGAAAATACAGTTAAATCATGGCGTAAAAGATATGGTTGGACCCGCAACTGCACACCAAAAAAGGAGTGCAATAAAACTAAGGTGCAAAGTAAAATTAATAAGCTTAGAGAAGATATAAAAGCGGATTTAGTTTTGCAATTTAAGGCGAGAGATTTTAACAGTGTTACTTTTTTAGATTTGATAGATGATTATATGGAGTTTTGGGATATAAAAAACAGACTTATACAAGATATCAAAACAAGGGGAGTAAATATAAAATGGCATAATGGAAAACAAGAAGGGTTAAAAAAGAATGATTCAACAGGGGATCTTGTTAAAATTAATAACCAGATGTTAAAAATATTAGACCAATTAAATTTAGAAGCACCGCCACAAACTAAGGAAGATGAAGACGATGATATCTAATAATTATAAATATCATAGTTCTATTGATGAATATATTTTCTTAGTTAAATCTAAGCAGGTTGAAACTAATGAAGATATTAAAAAAATGATATCTTTGGTAGAAGATAAGTTAAATCAGCCAGATGTTTACTTAGATACTGAAAAAGTAGATAAAGCTATTGAAAAGATTAATCAATATTTTGATTTTAACCTATTACCCTGGGAAAAGTTTATAGTAGGTTTAACTCATGCATATTATACTGATGGATCATTAGTATGGAATCAGTTTTTAATAATGTGTGGGCGTGGTGCTGGTAAGAATGGATTTATTGCAGCATTATCATTTTACTTTACTACCAGTTTTCATGGAATTAAAGAATATAATGTTGATATTGTTGCTAATAGTGAGAAACAAGCTAAGACAAGCTTTGAGGATGTATATAATGTAATTGATGATAATAAGAAATTACAAAAGGCATTCAGATACACTAAAGAAGAAATAGTATTTAAAAAGACTAAATCATATATTAAGTACAATACTTCAAATGCTAAAACAAAAGATGGTTTAAGACCAGCGTGTGTTGTATTTGATGAAATACATGAGTATGAAAAATATGATACTTTAAAAGTATTTTTATCAGGACTTGGTAAGAAAAAGCATCCTAGAACATTCTATATTACTACTAATGGATATGTTAGAGGTGGTGTACTAGATGATTATTTAGAAAAAGCAAAAGCAATTCTAAATAGAGAAAATACAACATCAAGAATACTACCTATTTTGTATCATTTAGATAATAAAAAAGAAGTTAAAAACGTTAAGATGTGGGAAAAAGCTAATCCTAGTATTAGATATTTTAATGACTTAAGAATTACTATGGAGCAAGAGTATGAAGAAGCTTTAACTCAACCTTCATTAATGATTGAGTTTATGACTAAAAGAATGAATTTACCAAGTCAAGAAAGCTATATGGTTATAGCTGAATGGGATAAGATAATGGCAACTAATCAACCAGTACCAGATTTAACTGGATGGAGTTGTATAGGTGCTATTGACTATGCAAGTATAAGAGACTTTGCAGGAGTAGGGCTATTATTTAAGAGTGGTAATAAAAGAATTTGGTTACATCATACATTCATATGTCATAAAGCTTTAGAGTTGCCAGGAAGGCAAATAAAGTTTGATATAGAGTTAGCAAAAGAAAAAGGATTATGTACAGTTTTAAAAACTGATTCAATTGATCCTAAGAAAATTGCAGAATGGTTTATAGAGCAATCAGAAAAATATAATATTTTAAATATATATGCAGATAGTTATAGAAAGTCGATTTTAAAAGATGCATTTAATGAGTATGGTTTACCACTAGAAACAGTTAGAAGTGGACCTATTACCCATGCACTTATACATCCACTTATGGAAAAGCTTTTTGCAGATGAAGATATTATATTTGGTGATGATCCTATGATGAGATGGTACACAAACAATGTGTATGTTGAAACTGATAAAAAAGGGAATAAAACATTTTTAAAGATAGAGCCAATCCTAAGGAAAACGGATGGCTTTTTTGCATTTATGCATGCATTATCTAAGGATGAAGAGATACCTCAATATTACCGACCTATGAATTTAGATTGTTATTCATACTAGAAAGGGGGTGAATTAATGTGGTTTAGAGATTTCTTAGGTAAGTTTTTTACTACTAAAACTGATGTAGTTGTAGGAGAAACTTTAAAAGCTACTATATTTTTTAAGGAATTAGCAATACAAAATTGTATTAGAGCAATAGCCAATACTTTAGTAATGGCAGAGTTTGAAACATTTAAAAATGGAGTAGAAATAAAAGGCCCTAATCATTATTTATTTAATGTAGAGCCTAATCCTAATCAAAATGCTGTAGAGTTTTGGTCAGAAGTAATTACAAGGTTAGTATATGATGATGAATGTCTAGTAATACAACAAGGTGATTATTTATATCCAGCTAAATCTTTCAGTAAAATAGATTCAGCTTTTTATGAAGATACTTTTACAAATGTAGTTGTAAAAGACTTAGGATTAAAAAGGGATTTTAAGTCTAGTGAGGTACTTTATTTTAAGTTACATGATACTAAAGTAAAGAAAATAATCAATGGATTATTTATTGATTATGCACAATTATTAGGAAGTGCAATGTCAGGATTTAAAAGAAACAATAGTAATAAAGGCATTTTAAGGATTAAAACTTTAATCAATGAAAAAGATAGAGAGTTTTATGAGGACCTAATGAATGACAAGTTTAAAAAATTCTTTAATTCTGAAAATGCAGTATTACCATTACAAGATGGTTATACATATGAAGAGTTAAAAGGGAACAATACAGGAGTTAAGGACAGTAGAGATATTAAAAATTTAATAAATGATATCTTTGAAATGGTTGCTAGTGGATTTAGTGTACCGCTTGGTATTGCTAAAGGTGATGTAGCTACAGTTGATGGAATAACTGATAATTTCTTAATGCAATGTATTAATCCAAAAGCAAAGCTTATAACAGCAGAACTTAATAGAAAATATTATGGTAAAGAAGCTTACTTAAAAAAATCATATGTAAAAATGAATACTAGCAGAATAAGAAATGTTGATTTAGAGAAGATATCAAAATCAGCAGAAGTATTATTTAGAATTGGTGTTAATGCTATTGATGATAACTTAAAAATGCTTGGAAGAGAGCCATTAAATACTAATTGGTCAAAAGAAAGGTATGTTACTAAGAATTATCAAAGTGTTGAAGCAATACAACAAGAAAAGGCATTGAAAGGAGGTGAGAAGTGATGAAGGATATGGAACAAAGGTCAGTTAGTTTAGAGATTAGATCATTAAATGAAGAGGAAAGAAAAATAGAAGGTTATGCTGCAGTATTTTCAGATAACTACACTCAACTATCAGATAGATGGGGAGATAAATTCTATGAAAAAGTATCTCCTGGAGCATTTGCAAAGACTTTAAGAGAAAAGACCAATAACATTTTTATGTTAATAAACCATGATTGGAATAAGGTTGTAGGTAGAAGAGGTTCAAATTTAATCTTAGAAGAAGATTCAGTAGGGTTAAGATTTGAATTGACAGTACCTAATACAACTGATGGTAATGATTTATTAGAGAATGTTAGAAATGGATTAATTCAAGGATGTTCATTTGGTTTTAAAATTACAAACCAAAGAACAAAGTGGGATGAATCTTATACTAATTTCTATAGAGATATCACAGAAGTTGATTTATTTGAAGTTACAGCAACTCCAATGCCAGCTTATGCAGATACTACAATATCAGCAAGAAGTGAATTATCTATAAGAGATTTAAGAGAAGAAGCAAAGCCTAAAGATCCAGAAGAAAGAAATGATAATAATGATGTATTAACAAGAAACGCTAATTTACTAGCGTCTTTTTTTATGCCAAAAAATAATTAAATTTAGGAGGACATTAAAATGCCAAAAATGAAGAATGCAGAATTAAGACAAGCAGAATTAAAAAATGAATTAGTAGAAGCTTTAAAAAGAAATGAAGAAGGTGCAGTAGCAGATGTGTTAGCAAGAATGGCTAATGAAATGCAATCAAACCTAGTAGATGAAGCTAGAAGTTCAGTAATGGGAGAAATTAATGATAGAAATATCTTAACTTCAAGAGGTGCAGCACAATTAACACAAGAAGAAAGATCATATTATGAGGAAGCAATTAGTAAAAGAGGATTTACTGATTTAGATGCAACATTACCTACTACAGTATTTGATAGAGTATTTGAAGATTTAGAGCAAAATCATCCATTACTTAAGGAAATTAAATTTGAAAATACAACAGCAACACAAGAATGGATAACTAGAAAGACAGATTGTGATGGAGCATGGTGGGGTACACTTACAGATACTATTAAGAAGGAATTAGAGCATGGATTTGAGAAAACAAAAACAGATTTATATAAGTTATCAGCTTATATGCCAGTATCAAAATCAATGCTTGATTTAGGTCCAGAATGGTTAGATAGATATGTAAGAACTGTACTATATGAAGCAATTGCAATTGCATTAGAATTAGCTATCATTGCTGGTACTGGTAAGGACCAACCAATAGGAATGATGAAAAATTTAAAAGGTTCAGTTGTTGAAGGAGTTTATCCAGATAAAGAACCAGTAGTATTACCTGATTTTAAGCCAGAAACGTTAGGGGCAAAAGTAATGGCGCCATTAACTAAAGATGGTAAAAGAGCAGTACCACAAGTATTAATTATAGTTAATCCAATTGATTACTGGGAAAAGATATTCCCATCTACAACAGTATTAACAGCAAATGGTAATTATGTATATGGAGTATTACCTATACCAGGTAAAATAATTCAATCAGTTGCTATGCCTAAGGGTAAAATGGTTGCTGGTATGGCTAAAGATTACTTTATGGGGGTAGGTTCAACTGGTAAGATTGAAAGTTCGGAACACTATAAATTCTTAGAAGATGAAACTACTTACTTATGCAAACAGTATGCAACTGGTAAGCCTAAGGATAATGATGCATTCATATTATATGATATTGCAGATTTTACACCGGTAATAGCTAGAGGAAGTGATGCAGTATCACCTATGGCAGCAAGATCAGTAGAAAGTGCAGTAGTAAATGAATTATTAGAAATGGTAAGAATTTTATCAGCACAAAATGCAGCAATATTAAAAGCAAATAGTGAAATACTAGCAAATATGTCTGCAACAGAAGAACCAGTAGAAGAATTAAAGGCTGCTAAGAAAACTAAATAATGATATTAGAAGAACTTAAGGCAAGACTTAGGATTACAGAGGATGAAGAGGATTTAGATCTTCTTCGTCCTATTCTTAAGAAGGGCATAGCCAAGATAAACAATATTGTTGGTGCTGATATAAATTATGAAGAAGATGAAGAAGCCAGGGAAATTCTTTTAGAGTATGGGAGGTATTCATACAATAATGCTGGAGAATACTTTGAAGAAAATTTCTCTAGTGATTTAATAAGGCTACAAATTAAATATTTGAGGTTACAAAATGATACCAATGAGCAATCAATTAAAAAAGAATTTGAGCAGATCCTTTAATACCAGGATTAAAATAAAAAGAATTTATAAGAAAATAGTTAGTGGTAGACATGAAGAAGTAGAGGAAGATTATTTCTCATGTTGGTGTAATCCTAAAGATTTCTATGGAAAAGAATTATATGAAGCTATAAATATTAAATTCCAAAATGCATTAAATTTTGAAACTAGATATTGCAATAAAATCAGATTAATGAGAGAAGAAATGGTTAAAAAAGAAGCCAGATTTTACGTTGAATATGATAATTGTAAGTATGAAATTTTTTATATAGACTTTAAAAATAATTCTAAAGATATAGTAATGATTAAATCTAATGGAGTTACATAGTTATGTGGATTAAGTTTGAAGGATTGGATGAACTTATAAAAGAGTTTGAGAGTGTTTCAAGCCAAAAAGAAATTGATAAGGCAAACGTAAAGATTATTAAAGAATGTGCTAAAGTTGTTGAAAAAAATCTTAAGCCAAAGGTTCATAGGAGTAAAGACCCAAAAAGAAGTGGTATTAAAGGATTGAAAACAGGACAACATGCTGCAGATAATATTGAAATTAGTAAAATTAAGAATACTAAAGGTATTAAATTTATTACTGTTGGGTGGGATCAATCAAAAAATGAACCTTATTCTTATATGCAATGGGAAGAATGGGGGAATACAACTAGAGAACCACACGCTGTTTTATATCCTACAATAGAAGCCAGTCAGGAAGAAATGAATAGGGTTGTAGAAGCAGAGTATAAGAATTTAATTAGAAATCTAAAGTAAGAGGTGAGTAAAGTGGATATTATTGAAGTTATAGCAAAGACATTAGAAAGTATATCATTAAGAGGTATTACAGTAGTTCAAGGTTGGTATGATGAAGATATTAACGATACTCACATAACTTTCTGTTTATTAAATGATGATATCAATAATATTTCAGATGATGAAGAGGAAGAGGTTTCATATATAGTACAAGTTGACATTTGGAGTAAAAAAGATGAATGGAAACTAAAAAAAGAAGTTAAAAAGTTAATGCTAAAAAATGATTTTGGGTATTATGGAGGACAAGATTTCTTTGAAACTGATACTAAAATACATCATAAGGCATTAAGATTTAAGTTTGTTGAGGAGGTAATTTAATATGTCAGAAGTAAAGAACATAGTTAGAAGTAGATTATGTGGTTTAAAAGATATATATGTAGCAGAGGTTACTGTAAATAATGGTACAACTTATACTACTGGAAAACCACAAAAATTAGCAAGAGCATTAAGTGCAAAGGTAACTGATAAGTTTACACAAGAAAAAGTATATAGTGATGATAATGTAGAGGAAATAGTTGAACAGTATGAAGGTACTGAAATAGATTTTTCTGTTAATACATTAGCACCGCAGGATTATGCAATGATCTTTGAAAATTTATATAAACATGGATTCTTATTAAAAGCAGCAGATGATGGAGCAAGAGAAATTGCTATAGGTTGGAGAGCAAAAAAGAGAAATGGAAAGTATGAATTTACATGGTATTATTGTGGGAAATTAGAAAGACCAGATATGAACTATGAAACACAAGAGGACAAAGTTAAAACACAAACAGCGGGATTGAAAGGAACATTCTATGCTAGAGCTAAGGAAGATACCATAGATTCTAAAAAGAAAAATTTATATGCAATTCAAGTTGATGAATCCAATTTATTAGAAGCAGATACTACTGCAGCAGAAGCAATTACAAATTGGTTTGCAGCAGTTCAAGAATATTCATCACCAGAAATGTTAAAAGCAAAAATATAATTACTACCAGGGCAATTTGTCCTGGTTTTTTATTTGGAGGAAGATTATGAAAATTACACTAGAGATTATTGAAAATGGAGAAGTTAAGGAAAAAGAGTTTTCACCAGTTAGAATGCGAGGAAGACATTTTAAAAGAATGTTAGAAATTCAGGATGTGATGAATGAAGCTTCTAAGAATGAAGTATATACACAAGAACATTATGACTTAATGTGCGAGTACATTTGTGAAATGTATGGAGATAAGTTTACAGTAGATCAGTTATTAGATGGTATGGATTTAGAAGATGTATATCCTACATTTATTAAGCTAAATGAACTTATTGGAAATAAGACAGCTAAGAAAATGGATAACTTAATAAAAAAATAAATGGCGGGAGCATAGAAAAAGAAGCTTCCGCCTTTGATGATTATGACATGAAAAATGGCTATAAAGATGAAGAAACAGAAAGTAATAAATATGTTGATATATTATTTTATCTTTTTAGATATGCAATGAGAGTTCATAAAATGAGTTATCAAAATTGCATGGAGATGGACATGATAGATTACATTGATTTCTTAGAGTTTGACATGGTTAGATGTCCAATGGAGAATAATACTCCTAATTTTTCAATGTAGGAGGTGAAATATGGCTGGAGCAAATATAAAAATAGGTGCTAATAGTTCAGAATTTCAAAAGCAAATGAATGAAGTGACTAGACAATTAAGATTAGTAAGTTCAGAATGTGGAGTAGCTTCACAAAAAGCAAAATTATTTGGAACTGCTCAAGAACAGTTAGGGGTTAAGCAAAAAGAGTTAACAGCTAAGATTAAGGCTCAAACACAAATGATGAAGATTCATCAAGATAGAATTTTAAATATAAATGATACTATTGATAAGCAAAAGATAAAACAATCTGAATTATCTAAGAAAATTGAAGAAGTATCTAAAAAGCATGAAGAAAGTATTAAATTAACAGGAAGAAGTAGCGAAGAAGCTAAGAAGTTAGGAGATGAGTTACAAAAGTTAAAAGAAGATTATGCTAAGAATGAAAGAGCAATAGAAAGTAGTAAAAATGAACTTGTTAATGCTACTACTAAAATGAATAATACTGAAAAAGTTTTGCTTCAAAATCAAAAAGCTTTAGAAAATATAAATAAGGAAATTTCTAATAGTAAAATTGATAAATTAGCTGAAAACTTTGATAAAGTATCAGAAGCTAGTGGGAAAGCTAGTGATAAATTAAAACCAGTATCAACAGCTATAGCAGGACTTGGTACAGCTAGTGTTGCAGCAAGTATTACATTTGAGGACAGTATGGCAAAGGTTAGCACCATAGCAGATGAAACAGAAGTAAGTTATGATAGTATGAAAAAATCTATCATAGATTTATCTAATCAAACTGGAATAAGTGCTAATGATATTGCTGATAATGTTTATAATGCAATATCTGCAGGTCAATCTACTGGTGATGCAGTTAGTTTTGTAACCAATTCAACTAAGTTAGCAAAAGCAGGATTTGCAGAAGCAGGACAATCATTAGATGTATTAACTACTATAATGAATGCTTATGGGTTAGAAGCAGATCGGGTTGGAATGGTATCAGATACTTTAGTACAAATTCAGAATAAAGGTAAAACTACCGTTGCTGAATTATCTGCAACAATGGGTAAAATAATACCTACTGCAAACAGCATGGGGGTATCATTGGACCAATTAGGAGCAGGATATGCGCTTATGACTTCTAAGGGTATTGCAACAGCAGAAACTACTACATATATGAATAGCTTATTAAATGAGTTAGGAAAGAGTGGTACAAAAGCTAGTGAAGCTTTAAAGAAAGGTACTGGAAAGACTTTTCAGGAGTTAACAGTAGGGGGATATCCTTTAGGGGATGTTCTTGTAATGCTGGAAAAAGAAGCTAAAAAGAGCGGTGTTAGTTTAGCAGATATGTTTGGAAGTGCAGAAGCTGGTAAAGCTGCATTAGTATTAGCAACAGATTCAGGAGAGGCATTTAATTCACTACTTGAAGATATGGAGAATAGCTTAGGAGCAACAGATACAGCATTTGAAAAAGTTAATAATACTACTGGAAATAAGTTAAAACAATCTTTAAATGAGGTTAAGAATAGTGCTATTAATATGGGTGATACATTAGCACCAATAACGAGCATGGTTGCAGAAGGATTTAGCAAAATAACAGGAATGTTAAGTAGTTTAAGTTCGGAGCAATTAAAAACTATAGCTGTAATTGGCGCAGGAGTAGTTGCTTTAAACTTAGTATTAGGAGCAGTTAGTAAAGTAACAAATAGTATTAGTTCTGTTGTTAAAGGAATAGAGTCTATAAAAACTGCATTTAATTCATTAAAAAAAATTGGGTTAGCTGTTAAGGCTTTTGCATTAGCTAATCCAGCTACAATAATAATAGCAGGAATAGTAGCCTTAATTGCAACAATAGTGCTTTTATGGAATAAGTGTGAATGGTTTAGAGAACTTTGTTATTCATTATTTGAAGGTTTAAAACAAGCTTGGAATGCAACAGTACAATTCTTTAAAAGTTGTTGGGATTGGTTTGTAGGGTTGTGGAATGCAGCAGTAGAAGGTGTAAAAAACATATGGCAAGGCATTTGTGATTTCTTTAAGCTTATATGGCAAGGTGTATGCGCATACTTTGAATTTGTATGGAATGTATGGAAAACTGCATTTGAAGTTGTTGTTAATGTAATAATGGCTATATGGCAAGGGATTTGCAATGCAATACAATTTGCATGGCAAGTTATAGTTGATTTTATAAAGCTAGTATGGGAAGGTTGGAAAAATATATTCCAATCAGTAGGTAACATAATACAAGGAATATGGCAAGGTTTATGCAATACAATAAAATCAATATGGGAAGGAATAGTTAATACTATAAAATCTTTATGGAATGGATTTAAGAGCATATTTGAAAGTGTAGGTAATTCTATAAGGTCAGTATGGAATGGATTAACTAGCATGATAAGTTCCGTATGGAATGGAGTTGTAAATGGAGTAAAAAGTGCATGGAATGGGATAATATCACCATTTCAAAGTGTTGTTAATTCAATTAAGAACATATGGGATGGGATTAAATCAATGTTTAAATTACCTCATTTCAGCATAACAGGGAAGTTTAGTTTATCACCGCCTTCAATTCCCAAGGTATCTGTAGATTGGTATTATAATGGAGGTATATTTAAATCACCAACTGTATTAGGTGGGGTAGGTGTCGGAGATGCATTCAATGGTCAAGGATCTAATGCAGAAGCAGTTGTTCCTTTGGATGAAATGTATAGAAATATAGATAATATAATTTTAAATAGAACCAATCAACTAATTAATAATAGTAATAATAATAGCAATACTAATCCAATAGTAGTTCAAAGTATTTTAAACAGTAAAGTAATTGCAGAATCTATTGCTGGAGAATCAGATAGTGTAAACGGAAAGAGGTTATCACTTTACAAAAGGGGGCTAACTCTATGAAAAATGAGCTAATAATAGATAATAAAGGGACTTATTCTCATTTTGGGATAACAATAAGAAGCAAAGAAATAGGCATTCCTCAAAAAAATAAAATTAAACAAAGTGTACCTTATATGAATGGAACATATGATTTTTCATTATTATACTCTGAACAAACATATTCAGAAAGAGAATTGGTTTACATTTTTAATATTATTGGAGCAAATAAAGAAGAAATGAATATTAAAAAAATTGAATTTTTAAACTGGATAATGGATAAGAGGAAACAAAAATTAATAGATAACTCAATTAATGCGTTTTATTTTTTGGCCGAAGCTAAAGAAGCTTCTTTTACTGAAAGCAGAAGGCATGGAGAATTAACTGTAAAATTTTCTGCTTATCCATTTAAAATTTCTACTTTGCAAGATGGCCATGATATTTGGGATAATTTTAATTTTGAGTTAGATATGGTCCAAGAAACTAAATTTGAAATTGAAAATATTAAAAATATACAACTATATAATAATGGAGCTATAGGTATTAATCCAATTGTTGTATGTAGTAGCAATATGGAAATAACAAAAGGTAATACTACTTATAAATTTAATTCAGGTGAAACTAAATCATGGAGTTTTAAGCTAGATAAAGGTTTAAATGATTTAATAATTAAAGGTACTGGAACAATAGAATTCAAATGGTATAAGGAGGTGCTTTAGTATGTATGAGGTTAAAATAATTAATAATGGGATTGAAACAATTATTAATGCAGTAAGTACAAGCTCTGAAGCACCACGTATTACTGGCCAATGCAAATTTGGAATAAATACAATTGACAGTTTCTCTTTTGTTATATTCCCTAATAATCAAGGGTATAATTTACTTAAAGATTTAAAGACCTTAATAGAAATTAAAAATATTAGAACAAATGAAATTAAATTTAAAGGTAGAGTATTAATTCAAACTCCTGATATGAGTTCTAGTGGTTTATTAAGTAAATCTGTAGTATGTGAAAGCGAACTAGGATATTTGATGGATTCTGTTCAAGAATATGGAGAATATCATAATATTACTGTTCGTGGCTTTTTAGAATTAATTATAGACAATCATAATAAGCAGGTAAGTGAAGATAAATACTTTACTGTTGGTATAGTTGATGTTGTTGATAATAACGATAGCCTATATAGGTATTTAGGGTATGATAAGACATTAGATACTATAAAGGATAAGTTGATTGATAGACTTGGTGGAGAATTAAGAATAAGGTACGAAGATGGTATAAGATATTTAGATTATGTACAAGCTATAGGTGGTAAAAAAGATACTGAAATAGTATTAGCAAAAAATCTTGTTACTATAGAGCAGGAACGTGATCCATCTGAAATTATTACTAGATTAACACCATTAGGGGCAAAGCTAGAAGATAGTGATGAAAGATTAACAATTGCTAGTATAAATAATGGGTTTAATTACATTGATGATGAAGAAGCTATACCTGAATTTGGAATAATAGGTAATACAGTTACTTATGATGATGTAACTGTATTAGAAAATCTGTTAAGAAAGGGACAAGAATACCTAAAGGAAAATAATAAAATTAAAAAGAAACATAAAGTAACAGCTTTAGATCTTAGCACTATAGGATTAGATGTTGATTCATTTGAAGTTGGTAATACTTATAGAGTTATAAATTCATTAATGAAGATTGATGAAGATTTAAGAGTTATAGAAAAAACTTTAGATATAAATTCTCCTCAAAGTTCTTTCCTTTCTATTGGAGATAAATTTGAAGATATAAAAGATTATCAATTAGAGAATATAGCAACTGCAAAAGAGGTTAAAACAGTTAAAGAAACTGTTCAAACTACAGTTAGTGCATTAAATTCTGTATCTGTAGAACTTAACAATACAGTTGAAATATTAAATAATACAAATGAAAATATGGGAGCCTTAAATGATATCGTAAAGGCTAATGTAGATGCCACAAATGCAATTGCCAATACTTTAGTTTCTATTAATAATAAACTAGATAAATTAACTAGAAGAATTAATATGGAGGTGTAACAGTTGGAAGAGATAAGAATTGCAGCTAAAACATTAACTGATAATGAAGAATCTTTATATAACAATTCTGCTGGAGCTATAGTTAAAACTATATTATTGCATAATTCAAATGACTCAGAAAAAGAAGTAACGCTAAATTTAGATAGTGTTACTTTTTTATTTACTCTTAATCCTAAAGAAACGAAAATTTTAAGTACTCCAATTGTTGCTAATTCTATAAAAGGTAACGGAGCTGGAGTTAATATTCATGTATCAGCTATACAACTATAAGGAGGTAATTATGAGTATACAAAATTATTTAAATCAAATAAAAAATGCTGTGTTTGGAAAAGATGTAAGGCAATCAATACATGATGCTATAAAACAATGTTATGATGATGCTTCAATTAATCATGATAATGCTAATATGGAAGTTAAGTTAGCAAGAGGATCACATACTACTTTAAATGATAGATTAAATGAAAGTGAGAAAAATCAAGATAATTTAAGTTCGCAATTGGATACTTGTGCGAAGAAAGATGAAATATTTTCAATGGCTAATATGGGTCAAGATATTAAAGAAGCTATGACTAATGGAAGTGTCGCTGTAGTTGGTAAAAATATGATTTTAAACGAGAATATCGTTCCTAATCAAATTAATTATGATAAAACAGATTTCATTAATACAGGTAAAAATCTTCTAAACCTAAAAAAAATAAAATATAATTGTTATATAGATAACAAAGGACAACTAATAAATAATTCAAATTATATAACTACAGATTATATACAATTTAGGAAAGGGGAAAAAATAAATTTATCAAGAAAGACTGATGATGGAAATATTTCATTACGTGGTATTAGATTTGCTTGTTTCTTTAATTCTAATTATGAAGCAATTTCCAACTTATATTATGATAATTTATCAAATATAGAATCTTTAATATGTAATAATGATGATGTATTTTGTGTGAAATTAACTTTCTTAAAGGGTTATGCTGATAAAAATTCTATGTTATATAAAGGTGAAGAAGTTAATTATATAGAAGAATTTCATTATTTAATTAATGAATTGAAGGCAAATCATAAAATAGTGGAAGAGATAAATAATATTGTATCTAATATTGATGTTAAAAAATTTATCGAGGATAAGGAAGTAATTAACAATGCTAATATAATTCCATTCTCTTTAGAAACTAATTCTGTTAATTTTCTAAAATTAACAGGTAATTTATTAGTTTTAGATAAATGTTTTGAAGGGTTCTATATAGGTGATAATGGAATTTATTATAATTCTAATACTTACGTTACGACTGATTTTATTCAAATAAAAAGGGGGCAATTTATAACATTATCCCGAAGTAATAATGGTGTTATTACTAAGCGTGCAATTAGAACTGCTTGTTTTTATGATAAAGATTTTAATTTTATAGAATTTTATGATAATTCATCTGGTAATAATGAAAGTTTGAAATGTAATTCTGAGGGTGTTTGTTATGTTAAATTAAGTATTTTAAAGGGGTATTATGATACTTTAACTAATTTAACATATGGAAATCAAGTTCCTTCACAAGTTGAGAAAAATAAAATAGAACTTAGAAATAGTAATAGTCTAAATGGAAAGCATATAGTTGGTTTTGGTGATAGTATTGTTTATGGAGCGGGAAATAGTGGATATGGAATTGTAGATATAATTGCTGAAAATAATGATATGACATGTGAAAATAAAGCAGTAGGTGGGGCAACTATATTAAAAAGGACATCTAATAATATACCTAAACAAATAGAAAATTACGAAGGAAACCCAGACTATATAATTCTTGATGGATATATTAATGATTGTGTTTTAAGTGATGTGCTTGAAGTTTTAGGTGATGTTTCACCTTATTATGGAGGCACCTTTGATAATTCAACTATTATAGGGCAATTTGAAACTATGTTAAAATACATGTTAACTAAATTTCATTCCTCTAAAATTGTTTATATTTGTGTTCATCACATGTCTAGTAGAGATGATTCCAAAGTAAAGATAGTACATGATAAAATAGTTAAGGCATGTAAGAAGTGGAGTATACCTATTGTTGATTTATACGAGGAAGGTCAATTAAACACTACTATAAATATTCATAAAGAAAGATATACTGACAGTGGCGACTCTACACACCCAAACAGATTAGGTTATGACTTATTTTATATTCCTAAAATAGAAGCAAAATTAAAAACACTTTAATTCGCATTTGCATTTGATTTATTGTTTATAGTACAAGTTATATAAAATA